TGGATCGAGCCCTGCAACGCCCAGATATTCCAGTCACATGACTGGCTGCCCCACTGATTGACCTGTAGCTCCCAGGTATCCACGACAGACTTGGGCGCACAGACCAGCACCCGGATCTCCGTATCAAAGTGATACGCCAACATCCCTAGGTAGTCGATAACGCAGCGGGTCTTGCCGGTACCCACGTCATAGAACAGGCCAAAGACCCCGTTGTGCTTCATGAGGCGACGAACCCCCTCCGCTTGGTGGCGATAGGGGGCGGGCTCGCGGAACTTGAAGGTCACTCGACTTCTTTCAACACACTCTGAATAGAGTAGTAGGCTTCACTGAAGGACCGGGCAGAAGCCAGTATCCTTCTAATTTTGTCAAGACTCTCTTCCATCTGGTCTATGTAAGCGTCTCGCACGTCATAGATTTCACTCATCGTCCTGACTCATCTCTTCCTTCTGCTCTCGGGACTCCTGCTTGTAGCGCCAGCCCCCTTTGGGGTTGCCGTGCTTGGGAGCCTCGCGACTATCCAACCAGGGTCGCCCCGGATCCTCCAGCGGAGCGATGCCCATCGCCTTGCGCATGGCATTGTCCAGCTTGAACTTCTCGAGCCATCGTTCCTTGTGGTATGGCTTCGGATCGCGCATCGGCGGCGGCCCTGTGCAGATCCGCTTGGGCATCGCTCCACAGCGAGGGCACTTTACCATGAGGACAGACGTGTCCGGGACCGTAGGCGGCGGGGTCTGGCGCAGCGAGGCGATGCTGTAGCGACTCATATGAACCGTCTCCAGAACGAAGCCAAGCTCCGTACACTTCACCCCGGGAATCGCCAAGCACTGAGGGCACTTCTCCAGGAGCGGTCGAATAGGCTTCTTGGGCTTAGCCACCCCACGCCACCGCCATAGCGTTAGCCACGCCCTCGAATGTCTGAGCGCGCAGCTTAGCCGATCGAGCGCCTCCGACGCCCTTGAAGACCCGGGTGCCGTCGCCAACGTAAATGCCGCTGCCGCTGTGCCAAGGCATCACGGGCTGGTCGTAGCTATCGATCTTGTGCGTGGGCTCCAGCTTCGGAAGACCTCGCAACCAAAGACAGGTCTTCTTCTTCCAAGGGTCTCCGAACATCCAGGGATCGATGATCTGATCCGGCTTACGGAAGAGACGAGACATGACTCCAACAGGGTTCTCCACGGCTACTCGCGGAGCATTGGCGTGGTAGCAATCCAGGAAGAAGCGAGAGGCAGAAGCCATGCGTCCATCAGCCTCTTTGATCTTGAGGTTGTGGGCATTGGACGCGGCCAGGTCTGTACAAGGAGGAAACGCGATTACTAAGTCCCAGGAGTCCTGCAAAACTACACGAACGTCTTCCTGCAAATGCGGCCCGGGGCGCTCGGTCAGCAACAGGTCACAGGAGATAGCGTCATGACCCCGAGCGATGAAAGCGTCTCGAACTCGACCGCTGTATTCGCAGGCAACAAGAACACGCACCGTTATTCCCCCGCTACGTACTCGTCCAGCATGTCGCTGGCATTGAGCAGGGCAGCAGCCAACTGGCGAGCCATAGCCGCGCTATAGAAGTGACTGACCTCGGTGAAGTGATCCTCATTCATGTCACAGCGACCACGATAGGCACTGACCACAACGTGGATAGCAGGGGTGCCTTCATCCCCTGGATCGTCTCCGGCCAGCATAGTCTCACAGCCGTGGATCCAGAGAGGGTTGTCGTCCATGTCCAGCAGAGTAGGCTCCAGGGCCTCTTCCACATCTTCCTCGTGACTACTCACCGGTCTGCTCCTCATCGTCTCTGTCACCAGCATAGCCGTTCACGACAAAACCCGTGCGCTGCCAGAGGGGGTGCCGTTGTCGGTTGTGCGCGAGCACCTGAATCTTTCCGCCCTCGAGCAGACACTCCCAGGCCAGGTCGAAGTTACTATAGGCCCTGGTCCGGGGCTTGCCATCAGGATCCACGAAGGTTTCGGAGTGTGTGTTCTTACGATCAGAAGGGGCCACATGCCGAGAGAGCTGACTCTTGGAGACTGGCTCGTTGTAGTTGTCCATGTACTTGAGGATGTTCCCGCCCACGCGGCGACAGATCTCATCGGCCTTGGCGTTGTCCTTCTGAGCGTCAGAGATACCGAACTCCGATCCACGCTGGATGGCGTTCTCGCGCATCTCTTCATAAGCTCCACCGGCGGCCCAGGCCCTGGTCTCATTGGAGACGGCCATTACAGTGCCTGCCGCTTCCCACCAGTCGGTGGTGATCTTCAAAGACTTGTCGCACAGGATCGTCAATGCCGCTGCAACTTTTAGTTGACACAATAACAAATGACCATCTAGCCCGTCGCTGCGGCCTACCTGCTTCTCCCAGTTGGCACGGTGTACGGCATCCCAGGCTTCCGGACAGACAGTCAGCTCGTAGTGATTGTCCGGGAAGCGAGGCATGTCGATCGCTAGGCTCTGCGTGGTGGAGAAGTAGTGACCCGGCTCAGGCTCGGGCATGTTCGGATCGATTGCCGGCATCCAGACGAATCTCTGAGGGCTGCCTGATCCATCCTCACGGAACAGCACCTGCGACCTACGGGGCTGGACACCACAGATCATGGTCAGTCGGTAACTGTCGCCCGCCACGAAACGATCCCGGTCCACCGAGGCGTTGGACTGGCCCAGGTCGCCGCCACTCCAGGCCGATCGCAGCACGGACTGAATCGTAGAACCATCGCGGGAACCCAGCTCGCCTAGCGTGGTGATCTCGTCCACGTTGAACACAATGCCCAGGCGCAGATTGCGCACAAGGGGCTTAGGCCCACGACCTACTGCGTTGGGGTCCGGCTCGAGGAAGACCATGGCCAGGCCTTCCCCTGATCCTAAATTCTTGGTCTCTGCCTCGTTCGGGATGGTGATGTAGCGGCGGCTGGCCGCGATGGCCCCGCTCTTCCCAGCTCCGGAAGGGCCGGTGATTGCTACGAAAAAGTTCAGGCTGGCCGGGGCGTTGATGATAGGTGGGATCATGATCTGCGGCGGCGCAGCAGACAGCACACGCGCCATCGTCACACCCAGCAGCGCCCACGGCACGATCATGCGTGAGTCCGCGATGGCCTTGATCTGCTTCAGTACTTCATGCCGGTCCCAGAACTCCTGGTAGGGCGATAGATCAACACTCACTGAGCGATCCCTCGAATGTTATTGACCCCACGGTTGATTCCGGAGGCGATGGTAGCTCTGGTCTCTCCGTCACGTAGACCTGCGTCGCGCGCCGTTTCCTTCAGCAGATCAATCGCTGCGCCCTCGCCTAGGAAGCCCAGCTCAACGCACTCACCGGCCACGCAAGAGGCCTGGAAGAGGTAGTTGTTGCGGTTGCCGCCGCCCATCGGGAAGGTGTTCATGAACCAGTAGAACAGGTTCAGCGTAGCGGTACGGTCGGTCATGCGCTCAATGGACGGAGCGCGTCGTTCCGGGCGAGACACGATCGCTTCTAACAGAGCCGGATGAATCGGAGCCATGGTGCGGTCCCCCGGCGCATGGTTAGGGTGCCAGGAGTAGACTCCCGCGCAGCTCCTCTTCTGACTGGGAGGAGACACCACGTAACCTCCGTCGCCCTTGATGTCCACTCCCACAGTGCCCTGGGGCTGGCCGTTGCGGATCTCGATACCCTCGGGTAGTGCGTAGTAGAAGTGCAGGCCATCACCGCCGGTGTGCGCGGTCCAGGTGCTGCGCAGCAAGCCCTCGTCTCGCCATCGATTGAATGTGTCGGTTCCGTCGTGAGTGCCGTGCTTGTCGAAGTCCACCACCACGAAGCCACGGCCGGTGCGGATGCCGATGAGGGCTGTTTCGGGCCAGCGGATCTCCCGCCACTTGTCAGCTCCGGCAGCCCGGTAGTACGAGTGACAGTAGTCACACTTACACTTCTCCATGGCCTCGGGAGTGGGGCAGGTGTTGCCCCCGCTGCGAGAGCAGTTATCGCAGTTGGCCAGGGGCTTGCCGCCCGGCCCCAGAGGGAACACATCAAACCAGTCGGTGAGGCGCAGAGCTTCGTTGAGCAGAGACACTCGGTCCTCCGGACATGAGTGAGGCGGAAGCCTCAGGTTAGCAGGTCTGTAGTCCCAGTCAACCCGGTCTGAGCGTGAGCGTGAATCCGAGTCGGGATCGAGTTGCGACTATGAGTCGGGGAGGTGGCCTGTGTATCGGGATAAAAATCGTGCTGTAAGCGTGAGGACTCTATATAACGGTATCTCTATATCACTCTCTGTAATTATTATAAGTACATATGACTACTGTCTGTTACTCTCGGGACTGTTTCACGCACAGGCCATCTCCCCGACTCACGAATCGCGATTGGCCTCCTCCTGAAGCTCTTGACAAGCACTGCATGGTTCGTAGTAAGGTCTGTCCATGAAGCGATACCTCCTTCCACTGGTCGTGGCTCTCGGCATGATGAGCGCTGCGCCTGCTGAGGCGGCTTCGCTGAAGGAAACCAACGCGTGGGCCACGCCCAACCTGTCGGCCGGCTTCACGCCGCAGGGAATGACGATGCTGGGTAATCACGTGGTGATGGCTGAGTACAAGCCCGGTTTCAACACTCGCCTGGTAGAACTGGACCTGAACGGTAAGATCCTGGGCCAGGTTTCGATCGCTCCCACCCACGCCGGTGGGATCGCCGTGGTGGGCAAGTGGCTCTACGTTCAGAACGCGGATACGCCGAACCACGACACCGTTCGTCGCTACCGGGTGGCGGACCTGAAGCTCACCAAGCACCCGACCTACGTCAAAGCGCGGGGGTTGCAGGAACTGGCTCCATGGCAGTTCGCCTCATTCATGACGGCGGACGATGATCAGCTTCTGGCCGGTCACCACGGCATGGGTGAAGGTTCGAGAATGTATCGGTTCGATGTCGATCAGAAAACGGGCTTACTTAGCGCCCTGGACTACGTCATCGTTCCGGACAACACTCAAGGCGTTGCTCCCGGAGGTGTCTTCACGTCCGGGGGCGGTCGCCTGACCGTAGGCTCGACTGTGTACTCAATCCCCAGCCATGCTGAGGGCGTGGTTGTGGTGGACAAGACTGCATACGTTGCCTTCGAGGGCAAAGCTAAGTACGTCCTTCGTTACCAACTACCTTAGGAGATCTGTTGCTATGTACGAGTCCGAGTGCCCGTGGTCGGGCAAGCGCGGTTACTGGAGTCGTACTGCGGCCGAGTCCGAGATGCGCCGGCTGCGCCGCAACGGCGTACGCCAGGGTAAACGCCTGATCCGCAGCTATCGCTGCGACAGTTGCTCCCACTGGCATCTCACGTCTGAACCGTCTACGAAGGAGAAGTAAGATGAAGCAGTCGCAAGCCGAAGCCCTCTGGTCCTCGCTTCGCGAGTCGTTCGTTAATGCCGAGAAGGTGCTCATCCAGATCATCGAGGCGAAGGCGTGGGAGCCCCTGGGCTACGACACGTTTGGCCAGGCCTGGGCAGATCGCATGGCTGGCGTGCGGCTGGCTGGTGCGCTGACCGCAAACGTGGTCTATGCCCTGTTGGATGAGGGCATGAAGGCGCAGAAGATCGTGGCGCTGGCAGGCGTGGGGCCGACCGTGGTGTATTTGCTGGCACGGCAGAAGAATAATGGGGTACCTGTCGAGATGGCCAAACTTCAGGATACTGTTGTTCGAGCGCACACTCGGGTCAAGCCTTCGGCTCCTGCCTTCTTGCACTTGGAACTGAACCACGGAGAATTAGCTAGCCTCAAAGCTTTGTGTGCAGCTAAGGGAGTGGATTTGAATAGTGAGGCTCTGAAGGCCGTACGTGTTCACTTCTCTCGGCTGGAGCGGAGCCGATCCAAGTGACTGTTTCTGCAAAAGGTAAAGAAAAGAAGTGTACAGGCGGTAGAAACAAAGGAGCTACGCCAGGCTGCTCCTGTGACTGGTGCGAGGTCAAGAGAGTTAATTCCAGAATTAGGACACAAAAGTACCGATCGGCTAATGTAGATAAGATAGCCACTTACAGTCGGACTAGGTGGGCGAACTTATCTCCAGAAGAAAAATATCGTATCGGTCAGCTAAGAAAGACAGCTCCAAGCGTTCAACAGTCGGGGCATTTATATGCCTTCAGAAAGAAGGTGAAAGATAGTAAAATACGTGAGCTATCGACTAGGCGTGGGGAGCCTTGGACCCTGTACGAAGACTCTGTGGTTTTTTCCGGGCTGCCGTACGCAGAGGTAGCCTTTAAGCTGGGACGTAGCCGACAGGCTGTAGAGACTAGGGCAAGAAACCTACGTGCAGCCGGGCTATATTAGTTTGTGCTACACTCTGAGTAGTAACTACTACAAGGAGAGACGATGGACAACGTCATTACTTTGAGCGAGGCTGCCCACCAGGCAGACCGCTCCAAGGCTTGCATCCGCCGCTGGATCGCTGAGGGCTGGCTGACTGAAACGACTCAGTTGCCCGGTCGCAATGGTCAGTGGCTCCTGGACCGATCCGAGTTCAATGGCAAGCTGCCCCACATCCTTGAGACGATGGACGCTCGAAAGGGCGGTCAAGGGAAGAAAGAGCCGGATGCTTTCGGCCAGCCGCGCGATTAGGGAAAGCTGAAGATGACCGAAGAAATCGAATGTCTCAATTCTGTCTGTAAAAAGACGGTAGAGGTGACTGAAGAGTTGATAGCTTCAGGCAAAGAGACAGTCGTAAAAACTAAAACCGAATATGCGGTTTCAGTTCCTGTGCCAGAGGAGGAGAGAAGTGAGAAATGATGGTTCTCTCAAGCAAGACCATCCTCTGAACCGACCAGGGTTTCCTCAAACGGTGCAGTACAGCCAACGACACCGAGCCTGGGTATACGTGGACTCAGTGGCCCAGTATCGTTTCGACAACAAGATAGGCCAGGACCATCCTGATAACGTCGGGGATTGTCCTATCTACTGGGAGTACCTGATCCCTGGTGAGGACTATTCAAAGGCGCGCTCTTGAGATATTCATATTCCAGCCTCGGAACCCTGGCCCAGTGCGAGCGCCGATTCTCCCTGCGCTATCGCGAGGGGCTGCGCCCTGCCGGCCCCAAGCCTTGGGCCCTTCTCCGGGGAAGCGCTTGGCATGCAGTCATGCAGGCCCAGTCGCTGAACGTGGGCCAGTACTGGGGCTCACTCCTGCAGGAGATGCCCGAGCAGATCGAGGTCATCGATGGCGTCTGGGCCGAGCCCACTATTGACAGCATCATTGATGCCTTGAAAGAGTGGGAGATCGCGCAGGAGTCCGAATACCTGGACGCCATGCGTGAGGAGTACGGCGACCTGCTCTCGGCCCGCATGTGGGATCTGTGGATCCGGTTCAATCACAGTGGGAACGTGGACAAGGACTTCGGCCGACCGCTGTTGGTCGAGCTGGACTGGACTCGTACGCTGCCCAACGGGCTCGAAGCTACGGGTCGGGCAGATCTGGTGTATCTCGATCCCGAGACTGATCAGGTTGTGGTGCGAGATTGGAAGCTCAACCAGTCCTGGCCTCAAACGCCCTCTGCCATCGAAGACTTGATCAACTCGCAGAACCACTTCAATGCATGGGGCGTGGCCGATGTGCTGCGTAATTTGTCGGGTGACAAGGAGCTGGTGCCGAGCGCGGTCGAGTACGCCCGCGCCCGGTTCAAGAAACCGGCTACTCCGGCCATGACCAAAGGCACCAAAAACGCACCGCCCAGGCTGGCCAAGTCCACGACAGATTTCGACGCCTACACCTACCGGGAGTGGTGCCGCGAGCAGGAGCTGGTGATGGACCAGACGGTCTACGATGAGCTTGCCGGTCAACGAGACAAGTGGTTTCGCTTTACACGGAAGCCGCTCCTGTATTCTGTGTATTCACAACATGTCATCAGCGCCTCTAAGCAGGCAGCCAGGGCTGAGACAATCACTACAGAAGACAGCATCCCTGTGTACGGAAGTCACTGTGCCTTTTGTGAATATGCTACACTCTGTCGTACAGATCTAGTTGGAGGCAGAGTTCCTTATGATGAGATTGTCTTTGCTGACTACGGACTTCGTCGTAGCTCTAGACGAGAGATTCCGAAAGAAGGTTCAGCAAACTGAAGGCTGTTGGCTATGGGCGGGTAAACCTAGTCACGGTTACGGTAGGTTCAGCTTCACCTGGCAAGGAGAATACGTAACGGTGGGTGCCCACCAGTGGGCGCATTTTGTTCACACAGGAATAGATGCTGCAGGACTGGGGTTGGATGTTGATCACCGGTGTCATGATCCCAAAAAGTGTAGGGGTGGGGAGAGCTGCCTACATAGACTTTGTGTTCGAGGCGATCATCTAAGATCAGTTCCTCGGGGAGAAAACGTTAGTGCTCACCGTTCTTCAATCGGTCAAGCTCAGAGAGAACGAGCAGCCAAGATCACTCACTGCCCTCATGGTCACCTGTATTCAGGGGATAATCTCAGACTAAGTAAAACTGGTGGAAAGATTTGCGTAGCTTGTCAACGAGCCGCTGTCAACAAGTGGGCGGCACGAGACCGAGAGATAAATGGTTCGCGCTGGAAGAGAGACGAACGGGTGTAGTCTGTGCCGGGCAGATCTGGTGGGTGGGCGACAGCCCTACGATGAGGTCGTTCTGGTGGACTACGGGCTGCGCAAACGAGCGGAGAATGCGGTACACTAGAGTCTGCAGCTCGGTTCCTAGAGTGTCTGAGCAGCACCCGAAGAATGGCACGTGGTCTGCCTTGCTCCGTTCTACCTAATTTAATAGTCCTTATGATCAAAAGTCCGAGGAGACTGATCACGTGACTGCACCTTCTTTTGCAGAGCCGTCTTTGCCCACTTCTTCTAACTCCCTGACCATCGCAGGTCTTAGCGTCATGCCTGCATCGTCTACTCGCCCAGACGCCATGAAAGTTCTAATCCACGGTTTGCCGGGGAGTGGAAAAACGACCCTTGCCTCGTCTATTGCGGCGCAAGGCAAGACTCTATTTGTGGATCTGATTGGTGAACGAGGTACCATGTCTTTTCGTGGAGCCCCTTACGAGAAGAACATCGACGTGGTTAGACCTAAGTCTGTAGTGGAACTAACCGGGATTCAGCGCTACTTGGCCAAGGGAGACCATGACTACACTGCCGTGGTATTGGACTCTATCTCGGCCGCGCAAAACTCAGCGATGAGATTTCAACTGAACTACGATGAAGACACAGTGACCGAGATCCGTAAAGGTCGGCAGACCGCCGATCAGCGGACCTGGGGAGTGGTGGGAGAGATCATGACTGATATCTCCCTGTTCTGGATGGCCTTGGCGGAGAGCCAGCGTAAGAAGCCCATTCACGTTATATTCACCAGCCAGACCAAGATGAAAACAGGGGTGGACGGGGAGGCCAAGCTTTATCCAGATGTATCCCCCAAATCCCTGGCCGCTGCCATGGCGGCCCCGGACTACGTTTTCTATACCGACGTGGTAGAGGATCTTCTGGATGATGGTTCCGCAGCCATGAAGCACGTTGTAAGGGTTCTTCCAGACCCCAACTATGCTATCAAAGCCAGGATCCCTGAAGCTTTGCAGAGTAAGATTCCCCCGGTGTTGGGGATGGACGGCAAGCGCCCGTCCTTGACTACTCTCGGTCAGGTGCTGGGCAAGATCAGTAAGTAATTCAACTAACCAAACGTCCTTGGAGGACAAGGTGGCTCAAGACACTCTCTTCATCCCGTTCAGCGAGTGGGATGAGGCGGACAAGAAGACGGCAGCGCTGCTGCCCGAGGGTGAGTACACCCTCAAGGTGGTCTCTGCGGAGATCGTCAAGATCAAGACCGGCCCGAACGAGGGCACTCCCGGCATCGAGGTCTGGTTCCAGCCGACCGATCCGGCTTTCGCGGACCAGTACATCGTGGACCGCTTCTACACCATGAAGTCCACGCTGTGGCGCTTCTCCGGTTTCCTGCGGGCCGTCGGTCTGAAGGTCACTCAGAATGACATGAGCTTGCCGGTCAAGCAGCTCATCGGCAAGCGCGTCACTGCGACGCTCAAGGACGGAGACGAGTTCAAGGGCTCGCGCAAGTCCGAGGTGTCGGCGTACGCACCGGTGCCGAAGACTGCGCCCATGAAGGGCTCTGGCCTGACCGAGGACACGGCTCTCGTGGACGAGGAGATTGCTCTCAAGGAAATCGACACGGCTACTGCTGACGCTATTCTCGGCGGCGGCGGTTCCGGCTACACGGTGGAAGACCCGTGGGCGATGGACGAGTCGATCAGTCTGTAAGATAGAAGACGGCACTGGCCCCCGAGGATACTCCACCGCCCGGTGGAACCCTCGGGGGTCTCTTCGTAGGGAGAGAGTATGAGCCGAACCACTCCGGAATCGCTGGTCGTAGCTGCCATCGTCAAGACTATCTACTCCCAATATCCCGATGCCCATGTGGTCAAGATCCATGGCAGCCTGTACCAGGCCAGCGGCTTCCCTGACCTGTTGGCCTTCGTCAACGGACGGGCTTATGGTCTGGAGGTCAAGCGTCAGCGCAACGGAGAAAGTGCTCAGCGTGCACGCAACCGATCCACGCCACTGCAGAAGCTGACGATCGCCAAGCTACGTAAGGCAGGGATTACAGCAGATACCGTGTTGTCTCCCAGTGAGGCACTCGCCGTCATCCAAGGTGGTCACAAGTTTCTGGATAACTCCGACTTACCAAACCTCTTGACGAGCGAGCAGTAGTTCTGTAAGGTTTTACCTGACGGCACAAAGGGTGCCTCGACAAAAGGGGACAGATGAACATCACCACGAAGAGCGGCTTGGCAGTCGCCTTCCTCATCACTTCGCCGATCGCCACTGCGGCGGCGGCTTCTGCTACCAACCACACTGACCCGTGTCCCGGCCAGCACATTCAGGTTTGGGCCGAGGTCGGTACTCATGGCGCTGGGCAGGCCACGGATCACTTTGTGTGCGCCTCTGACCTGCCCGCCGGTCCTAAGGGGGACAAGGGTGATACGGGTGCGACTGGCGCTACTGGTGCTCAGGGACCGGAAGGCCCTCAGGGTCCTGCAGGTGCCCCCGGTAAGGACGGCGCTGCGGGTGCTGACGGTCAGACCGGGCCGGCCGGTCCCGCTGGGGCCAACGGTGAGACTGGTCCTGCTGGCCCCGCCGGTCCTACTGGACCCCAGGGTGAGGCGGGAACTGACGGCGTTGCAGGCGCGCAGGGACTGCCTGGCGTCGACGGTAAGGATGGCCTGGCCGGTGCGGTAGGCGCACAGGGCCCCGCCGGGGAGAACGGTAAGGACGGCAAGCCGGGCATTAATAAGACGGTCATCATTCATGCTGATGGGACGCAGCAGGTCGTGGACGGTTTGCCGCACACCGGCGCTTCGACCGGCGAGGCTTTGCTGATCGGCGGGATCGGTGCGGCTGTCGTTCTGGCCGGTGCCGGTACTGTTCTCTACACTCGACGTAATCGTTCCGTCTAGTTGAGCTGCCTCTGAGTGCTTGCATACCAATAGAACGCCGGCGCTCAGAGGCTCCTCAGTTAGACAGAACTTTATGGGGATTTTAGATAAACCAGATAAACCTAGGTAAGAAGGATAAGATGATCACTCTTCCGGAAGAGAAGCTAGTGCAGCTTCGCATGTGGGCTATTGATAGAATGATGAACGAAGACACACGGTTGCCTCCTGAGGAAGCAGTAGAGCAGGCGGAGTTGTTGGTCAAGTTCGTGCTTGGTGAGTCATGAGCGATCTGGATTTGGACGCGCTGGAGCGCCGAACCGCTGCCGGGCGCTGGGTCCCGCTGGATGTGTTCGAGCAGCTAGCCCTGATAGCGGAGTTGCGGGCCTGCCGCACCGAACGGGACGAGTGGAAGTTCAACGCGGTTGAGATGGCGAAGCATCACAAGTACACGGAAGGCTTGGAGGCCAGCCTGGACCGCGAGCGTGCCCGCGCCGAACGCGCCGAGGCCGAGGCGAAGCTTCAGCGGCAAAACACCATGGAGGCGCTGGCCGAGGCGGACGAAGAGCGTGCCGAACTGGACCGCACCGTCACGCAACTGGAGAAGGCTCTGGCACGCGAATCCATTGCGGTCAAGCGCGCCGAACGCGCCGAGGCACGCGTGCGCGACCTGGAGCAGAACTACAGCGATTGCTTCAGGGACATGACGTCGGCAGAGGCGATCTGTGGAGATCTGGAAGCCCGCATCGCCGCCGCGTTGACGCTTTGCTATCAGTTCCCGGAGGGTCCGACGTTCATGATCCGCCGCGCGCTGACCGGGGGCGACCAGTAATGGTCTTCGCTATGGGGTCAGCCAATTCCGGTTGGGCCGTCAGAGCCGCTCCCTTCACCTTCACTGTCTCGGAGCGCGCAGCCTTGCTGAACTGGGCCTGCTTCGATGCTCTGCCCCTTGCGCTACATGAGGATCTACTCTGGTCTCCTCGCTACGTGAATTCTCCCGAGTTCCAGCCGGATGATCAGGACGCTCTATATCGGCGCATGGTCAAGATCCTCGAGGACATTACTCCTGGTGCTCCTGTGCCGTGGCCCGCCGAAGATCACCTTTATGTACTGAGACATTTGGACGAGAGCTGGTTCTCGGACAAGATAGCCGAGATAGTAGCTCGCTGGGGTACGGGTCAAATGTATTGTTACCAGAGGGCGCGCTATTTATTTGTCAGCCACTGGTTGAATCTGCCTCAGGACAGCCTGCACAAAGTGGTTCTTCAGGCTACTGATATCGGGCTGAATACAAGGGCTCCCCTTGCCGGATTGAATTTTGATGGATCGAGGAACGATGTACATTTCTCGGAGTGACTGGAAAGAATTCGTGGAGCGCCTGCAAAACGCAGAGCGAGATTCCAAGAACAATGCTTATTTAGTTTTGAAATATCAGCAAGAGCTGGATCGAGCCAATGAAAAGATCAACATCCTTGCTGCACAGAGTGTCAAATGGCAGGGACGTTATGAAGACGTGGTGTCCGACATCAGGGCCGTTCTGGAAGCGAGCTGGAATGACAGTGAGTGACCTGAGTGTCTGGGAGGGCTGGGGCAGGCTGGCTGCTCGAGAGAACTGGTTTCAGATGCCGGTCTGGGTGGAGAAGTCTGTGCATCCGCAATGCGAACAGCCGTCTCATACCTGGGCTATGCTGGTAGGGGTGCAGCGTGAACGAGAGGCGCTGTTCTCCGGAGAGCGTCTGCCTCGCGAGGTGCTGGGTTTTCCCACCGCCACGATGGATCAGGCAGTTCTCTATCTGGACAAACAGTCTCAACACTTTGCGCAGAATCTAGCCTGGGGCACATACTCCGACGAATGGTGAGCACATATGCAAATCACTACAGGTTTGTTCGATGAGGACTTCCCTGGAGCTATTTGCGCCTCACCCGATATGGACCCAGAGGCCTGGCACAGCGACGATTTGACCCTGCAGGACATCGCAGTTGAACTTTGCGGCTACTGCATACACGGACCCAATGGCGACGGGAGCTGCCTTGATCTGGCGATTAGGCTCGATAGTCAAGCGGGTCATGCTTGGGGTGTTTGGGGCGGGGTTACGGCGCGCGAGCGTCAGCTTCTCATTGATGAAGAGGACGGTGATTCAAGTGTCGGAATGCCAGTGTGATGGTTCTCCGTGTGTTTGTTCAGACCTGGAGGCCATGCTCGAAGAGGCCAGTGCTCGAGTCATCTCCAAGGGCTTCAAGTGCGGTCCCAACAACTTCGATGTGGGACCGGGCACGTCGTTGTACGACGGTGAAAAGTTGATCAACATCTACTATCACAAGGGCGAACGCGATCCAGAGCTGCTGGAAGATCCGGCTCTGACGGTTGGCTTCACCAAAGAGGGGGCCGCGAAACTGATGTATACGCTCCTGCAGGCAGCTCGAGCCCACGGCTGGATTGACGATGAGTGACAGCGACGCGGTGAACCCTAGCCACTATAAGTGGCTGCCGAGCGGAGTTGAGGTTATTGATGTTACGGAGTGGCTACCGTTCAACTTGGGTAATGTGGTAAAGTACTGTCTCAGGAGCGACCACAAGCACAACGCGCTAGAAGATCTGCGCAAAGCTCAGTGGTATTTGGAGAGAGAAATCGCTAGGAGACAGCGACTTGAAAGTCAGTAACTACGACGCAGATGCTTCATTGAAGCGCCGATTCTTGGCTATAGGCTGGAACGAAGTAATCAGAGTGCCCAGCCTTGGTCTTTGCTGGGAGTGGAGAGGCAGCAAGAACAAAAGACGACAGAACTCGGGACAGATTAGCTACGGCCGAAGATCTGAACACAAAGTTCTGAAAACATATCGAGTGGCTTATGAGCTATGGATAGGTCCGATTCCTGAGGGTCAGTGTGTCTGTCATCGATGTGACAACCCGTCTTGCGTAAACCCCCAACATCTTTTTCTTGGAACTGTGGCTGACAATAATCAGGACAAAGCAGCAAAAGGACGGGCAGTTTATCCGGTGTTGCCTGGTGAGCTTTCTCCTTCTGCCAAATTGACCCTTGACGAGGTGCGTTCTATCAGGCACGCTCTGGAGAACGGAGAACGAGGGGCCGACTTAGCTAGACAATACGGAGTCACTAAGTCTGCCATTAGTTCCATCAAGTACCGAAAGGTGTGGAGAGACGATGAACAACCACATTGACAGGCCGGGAACCGACCCCGTTGAGTCTTACGTCTACTACAGTTCGCCCGGAGTGCTCACCACTCAGGACGTGCGGACGTATCACGCTGACGTGGCGTATGGCTGGGGAGCCGTGCAGCCGCTCGTGCTGGACTTCGCCATCTCGATCAACCTGGATAGCGTGCCGCTGGACGACGCTCGCTATCCGGAGGGCCACATCTGCGATCAGTGCTTGCTGCCGATGCCGGCCAACACTGTTGCCATCAATGTACCCACTATCAATGGCTTGGGCGAGACGCTGGTGTGCATCTCTTGCGCCCGTGACGCCGAGTGGTCTCGCACTTACTCGCAGCCCTGGGAGATAGACCTATCCCTTATCCGGTCTGTGTTGCAATGCAACGACGAGAGTTCTTTCGGAGAGGGCAACGTGCAGGTCTCGCGCGCCAGCGGTGAGACGGTCACGTTCAAGTTGACCGGTGTCAGTAGCGACGGAGAACGTCAGGAATACTGCTACCTGAATCTGCCGGTTGATCGGCTGTGGGAATTCATTCAGGAGATTGACCGATTCATGGGCGCTTCTGATCTGGCCGCCGTGGAGTCTGCGTTTTTGGACAGCGGGCTCGATATGCTCGAGGCCCTGGCCAATGGAGAAATGCTGTGAGTGAGCCGCTGGACTTGGACGGGATGCTCGTCTATTGGCGCGGGCGTCCCTCACTGGATGGGGACGAACGTGCGGCGCTGGAGAAACTGATCGCGGAGTTGCGGGCCTGCCGCACCGAGCGGGACCAGATGGACGCCGGGTGGAATGGGCAGCGGGAACAGCACTTTGAGCAGCGGGCCCGCGCCGAACGCGCCGAGGCCGAAAGGGATCACGCCGATGAGCGGTGTGACATGCATGCCAGAGACGCCTCCGCTGCCGAGGACCGCATAGCTAATGCATTGGAGCTACACGTTCCCTCCAAACATCTCCCTACCGTCTGTAACGAGTGTCGCGGTGGCGCACTGCTGCCTTGTCCTACTCTTCGTGCATTGACTGATAACTACACCTGATAGGGCGTATCGTTCTGCCCTGTTACACTGGGTGCTATGAGTGACGATTGGACTATTCCGTTTGAGCCCACGGACTACAGCAACAGCCCGATGGACCCAGATCGTATTAAGATTCTGCAGTCTGCAGAACGCGAGTACATCAACGGAGTGCCTGACGAAGAGGGCAATGTTGAATGGCCCACCTATCGAGGCCTCGCCCAGAAGTTCGCCATCCCTGTCCGGGTGATCAACGAGCAGGCTGCCAAGCATCGCTGGAATGCCCGGCGTGAGCGCCGCAAGGGTCAGCTTGTCTACTTCAAACAACAGCAGCAGATGCGCCAGTGGCAGGAGATGGACCGGGAGTACACGGCCCAGGCTGCCGAGGCCCTGCACAAACTACAGTTTGTCCATAACCGGAAGGCTCATGAGCTGTACGAAGAGGCCGTGACCGCCTGGTCGAAGGATGCCGAAGCTGCCAGCAAGGGCCGACGCGAACTCAACAAGATGGACATCAAGATGAATGAGCTTCGTACGCTCACGGCATCCATCAAGGATCTTAACGACGCACAGGCTGCCCGAGCCAACCGGGCTCAGGCGCTACCGCTGGGCTACGAGGACGTCGCCAGTCCTGCGGAGCTGCCCACCGCCGTGGAGGAGCAAGCGCAGCTAGAGTCCGCCGAGAAGGCGAACCTCACGTCCATCGAGGACGTACTGCGCCTGATGGTGGACACGCAGAACAAGTACATGGATCTACTCGATAACAATAAGGTTATCAGCGGAGAATTGGACGAGGATGTATAGCTGTAATCGTTGCGGGGATAGTCCCGACGTTCTCTCCTATGCTCGCTTTGAATATTTGTGTGACTATTGCGTAGGGGAGGGCAACGGTAGAGAGTGGCTTCAGCCGCTCATTTCCTGGGCCGAAGGAAACGAGACTGAGCTAGATTTCGGAGGTGCTCAGGTGCCTAAGCGTCTCCGTTTCTTGCTGGAAGACGCTTTTGCCTGGCGTGAAGAGCGAGGGATCCTTAATGACTGACATGGCTGAGCAGATTGCCAGGGTCAAGCGCTGGGAAGAGCGCATGGCTTTCCTGCGCACGTCCAGCTATTGCCCGTTCGAGCTGACTCCCAAGCAGTGGCAGTTTGCTCTGGCCGAGGAGAAAGAGGTCATGTTCGGAGGCGCAGCCGGCGGCGGTAAGACCATCGCCATGCTGGCCGCCGCTCTGTTGTATGTGGACAAGCCCTCATACAGAGCACTCATCCTTCGTCGTACCTATGCCGACCTCGCGCTGCCCGGCGCACCCATGGACCTGGCCGATCAGTGGCTGGTGGGTACTGATGCCAAACGTAAGGATGCCGGTCGTGAGTGGTGGTTCCCCAGCGGGGCCAAGCTGGTCTTCGGGTACATGGCCACAGATGGCGACCGTTATCGCTACCAGTCTTCCCGCTGGGACTTCGTAGGCTTCGATGAAGCATCTCAGTTCACCGAGGTCCAGCTTCGCTATCTCTTCACCCGTCTCCGGCAGGACAAGGTGAGTACCGATATGCCGCTGCGCATGAGGCTGGCCTCGAACCCCGGCGGCGCGTCACACATCTACCTGAAGGACCGCTATGTCAAGCCGCTGCCCCCCACCACCGTGGAGGAGGCCGAGGCAGCTCAGCAGCGCACATTCATCCCCGCCAATCTGTCGGACAACCCCCACCTGGACGTGGCCGCCTACCGGGACATGCTCTCCGAGCTGGATCCCTATACCCGCGCCCAGATGGAACACGGCAACTGGGACGCCGAGCCGACCGGAGGCTACTTCGACATCACCAAGTTGGCGGTCGTGGCGGAACACAAGAGCAACGGTAACTGGGACCGAGCCGTCACTTGTCGGGCCTGGGACCTAGCCGCCTCGAGCGTGGGGGACTACGCGGTAGGTGCCAAGGTTTCCTTCGATCGTCGCACCGGCCTGTGGCGCATCATGGACGTAATCAGGGTGCAGGCAGATCCCTTACTGCTGGAGAAGACAATGCGCGCCACCGCCGAGCGTGATGGACGGGGCATGACGCAGGTCATCGAGCAGGAACTCGGCTCAGCCGGTAAGTTGGCCATGCGGGACATCCGTCAGCGCTGGCTGATGGGCTACCCCACATCCGCTACGCCTCCGTCCGGTGACAAGCTGACCCGCGCCCGCCTGCCCGCCTCGCTGATGGCAGCGGGCGACGTGGAGCTGGCTCCGGGTCGCTGGAACGATGACTATCTTGCTGAGCTGCTCAGCTTCCCTAACGGCAAATACGATGACCAGGTGGACGCGACTGGTCATGCATTTGCATGGATCTCCAAGCAGGTTGGCGCTCGCAGGCCGAAGGGCACCAACATTCCTCAGGCTGAGGTAGTCGCCAAGAAGCCCAAGCTCAAGATCACGCAGTATCGAATCAGGTAGGTTCAAAATCCCCAGAAAATCGGCCTCAGACTTACCGCGAACCCCTTGACTTTTGGATTTGAGCAGGAGAGACTGAGCGCATGACAAACGAACTGGATCTGGATGAGCTGGCGCGCGACATGTTTATGGACGGCGAGCCAGACCCCTTCAATAACCGTCAGCCCTGGTGGCAGCGAATCGAACAACTGATCGCGGAGTTGCGTGCCTGCCGCGCCCTCGTGGCCGAGTACCGGGCCGAGTCCAACGAGACATGGACGGCGATCCGGGCCCGCGCCGAAAGCGCTGAGGTCGAACGGGATCACGCGGAAGCGGAACGCAAGGCATGGGCCGCAGCCGCGCTGGTCGACTCTGACCGCGCCGAACGCGCCGAGGCCCGCATCGCCGCCGCGCTTGCACTTGACGACGAGCCCCAGATTGCCACCGACGAATCGTTCATCCTCGGCTACCGGACGGCTCGCGTTGGAACCCGCCGCGCGCTGGCCGGGGGCAATCAATGACGGATTCAACTCGATGCTGGTCATGTAAATACACCGATGAGCCTTGTGGAAAATGCCCTCCGAAGGAAATCAAGTGAATTCTTGGGTTGACGGAATCCTGGTTGTTGTTTTTTGGCTTTGTGTCCTCTGCATCGTCGTTATACTAGTTTTCGCCATGCTCCTGCTTTTCGGGGTGATTGACCTGAACGGACCTGTCTGTCCGGTCGGAAAGAACTTGATTCTAATGCCTGTAGGTAAGGTCATGGTGCCCACCTGCGTCTGAGTGGCAACCTGTAGCAGAGTTGCCGTAAGATGGCAATATGTCGAAATTGCCCTGGAGCCCTACGCAGACTCTCCCCAGCGGAGTCTCTAGCGTTCGCATTCCTCTTGCGCCCGCTGATCTTCGTCATCCTGTCAAGTTGGCGTATCGAGAGAAGGCACCTATCTCTCGCCGCGCGCTGACCGCCGCGTCCAAGGTGATTGAGCGCACCAAGGACGGCGATGTGCTGCCCTACAGCGTGCAGAGCCAGGACTGGCAGCGTGAGGCGTGGGGCTTCTTCAAGATCGTGGGAGAGGTCTCCTACGCCGCCAACCTGTTTGGTACCGGCATGAGCCGAGTGGAGATGTGCCTCTCGCGTAAGCAGGCCAGCGGGCCCTCGCTACGCCTGTCCGAACAAAAGCGTCTGACCACCAACGACAAAATCATGCTCCAGCTCTGGGATGAGATCACCTCTTACCAAGGTGCAGACGAGATGCGCCGCTATGCGGGCATCATGCTCTTCGTTGCGGGTGAAGGCCTGCTGGTGGGGCTCCCCGCCGCTGCCAAGGATCGCCGCCGCTCCAAGCGTCGCCTGCTGGACTACACCTGGTGTGTGCGCTCTCGTGATGATGTGCGCGAGGATCGGGATGGCGTCAGCGTCATCATCGATGGCATCACGTATAACCGAGATGACATCATGATGATCAAGTTCTGGCGTCCGGACCCTCAATTCCATCGCCTGGCTATCTCCTCGATGCAGGCCTCTCTGCCTGTTCTCCGTGAGCTGAATGCTCTGACCATGTATGTCTCCAGCATCATCGACTCCCGCCTGGCCGGTGCCGGTGTGCTGATTCTGCCGAACTCCGCTACTGTCCTGGGTGCTACGGCTCCCGAGGACGACCAGGAGGAGGACCCCACGGTCGCGGCGATCATCGAGGCGATGGTCACTCCGATCAAGGATCGCTCCAGCGCTGCCGCTGTCGTGCCGCTGATCATGACCGTCCCGGACGAGGCTGCCGATGCGGTCCGCCACTTGACGTTCTCCACCCAGCTCGACCTGGTCGCCAAGGACTTGCGAGATGAGCTTATTCGCCGCCTGGCCGTGGGCTTCGACATGCCCGCCGAGCAGATGATGGGCATGGCATTGGCCGCCTCTTCTCACTGGGGCTCCTGGCAGGTCGCTGAGGACACCGTGCGCCTGCATTTCATGCCGGGCGTGAAGCTGTTCGCCACTGCCGTGCTGACCGATCTGCTGATCCCCATGGCGATCGAAGCCGGCATGAGCGAAGAGGATGCCGAGTCTTACTTCTTCGAACTCGACGGCGAAGACCTGATCTCCCGGCCGAACATGGCGAGCGAGGCTGAGGCTCTCTACAAGCTGGGTCTTCTCAAGCCGGAGACCACGGTTACGGCAGCCGGCTTCGAGACCAGCGACATGCCCGAAGAGGACGCCCAGGTGGACCGGGCGCTTCAGATGGCGCTCAAGATTTGTCAGGTCACGCCTCAGCTCTTCCAAGAACCCGGTCTGCTGGCTGTGGTCAGCCAGATCCGCGCTGCCCTGGACGGCAAGGACGGCTCCAACGCGCCCGCAGACGCCGTACCGCCCGCTGCCCAGCCTCAGCCCTCAGAGGGACGCCCTAACACGCCCCAGCAGGGTCCTGGAGAGCGCGGAGCAGGCCCGAAGACGGTAAACAACCCGGAGCCGACGCCTCGCCAGAACCCGGGCTCGGTACCGGGAACCAAATAACTCTTGCGCTAGCACTCACCTGTACTGTAGGGTGAGTGTGCATGAACCGAATCGTAGCGGCGTTGGGCCGACATGCCAGCAACGCCGCAGGCAAGCACGGGGACAGACGCCTCAAGCGTCTGAAGAGTCGCGCCGCAAAGCGCAACGCAGCTATCAGGGAGCAGTAATGATGTGGGCAGTCTGCATAGGGCTGGGGATTTTCTTGGGAGCAGAACAGTTGGACCTGGACGCGCTGCCGGATGAGCACGCGTGCCCGTGGGCTCACTGCAACCCGTGTCCGAAGATGGAGCAGGAGCGGGCCGAGTTGATCGCGGAGTTGCGGGCCTGCCGCGCCGAACGGGACGACGCTGTTCGAGAGATCAGTTCGTTGATGAACTACGGCGAGGGACACGAACGCGCGCTCTTGCGGGCTCGCGCCGAACGCGCCGAGGCTGACCGAGATGGAGCCCTGGGCATGCTGGCTATCGAACGCGACGAGAGGAACGACTACCTTTGCAAACTTGAAGATGCCGAGGCACGCATCGCCGCTGCGCTGGAGTTTCACGTCAAGCGTGACACCGGATACTGCAGATGCGGTGGAGTTTGGCCGTGCTGGGACCGCCGCGCGCTGACCGGGGGCGACCGGTGACCGAGCATCCTTCTGACTACGCTTGGACGAAACGTATGCGCCGGTTTACGGAAGTGTCACGCATTCCTGAAGCCAAGTGCTGGTCCATGGCGGCTGACGCAGACCCACCAGTTCACGACATTCATGAGTGGCTTGAGTGGGCGGAAAAGACTCTGCTGACCAAAGCTCAGAAAGCCGAACTAGCGAAATGGAACGCCCAGTGAAACGCTTCAAGAATGGCAAGTTCGTCAAAGAAGCCGGGCGTCTCTGCCGAGATCCTTACACCGTTTACTGCCTGGGCCTCACTGAATGGGGCCATAGAGGCTGCTGCGAGTGTGCTGAGTACAACGCAGGGGAGCGAGAGCACGTTGGCGAGTGCAATCCCTACTTGCTGCCCAAAGAGATTGCGGAACTGAAAGTGTGGTGGAAAGAGAACAACATGGGCGAGTGGGGCGAAGACGATAGCCTGTTGCGTCCCAAGATGAAGAAGAGAGGCCACAAGTGAATTACGCCGCTGTCCTGGGACTGTCGGTGCTGGCTTCCTTGCGTTTGTTCGAACTGA